GGTGATGGTGTGTGCCGGAAACGGGGCTCCGTGGTCGGTTTTTGCCGCCGTTTCGACCGCCAAAGCCAAGGCATTAGCCTCATCCGTAAATTTGCCTAACGCGCGCACGAATTTGTCCGCGTCCTGGTTAAAGCTGCCCGGCCTTTCTGTACTCGGGGCGTCGGGTAGTTTAGTTATAGTTTTTGCCATTAGATCACTCCTTTTAAATTTATGCTTAATTCGCTTGTTTGGGCGTTGCTTATCACCACCTCTTTGTCCTTGAAATATCCAAATACCGCCAAGCACTCAAACCCGTCTTCGCGCTCGTCGGCGATAAAAAGGTTTAGCTCGCCCGCCGTTCTTGCCAGCGTTTTTTCTACGAAATCCACTTGCGGGCTAGGCACTATGACTTTGACGGCGCAGTATTTAGCCGTAGCGCCTTTGCGAAGTCTCGTAAATCCCCAGTCGTCGGTAAATTCTTTTGAATAATCGATCATCGAGACGCTAGGCTCGTAAAGCGTATCGCCTAAAAATATCTTGCGACCTACGACTAAATGCCCTAAATTCGCGCCCTTTTCGTTGGGCTCTATGACGATTTTTGCCCGCCCGCCGTAGTCTACGTCGCCTAGGTGCCATACGTCGTTGCGATAAGTAAACGACGCGCCGAAAAAGTATTGCCACCAGCTGGCGCTATCGTTTCTAGTCGCTAATGCCCGCTCGAAAATCAAAGCGTCGTTTTTATCGTAGATCAGGATTTTCGCCCCGTCCGCGTTAAAAAGCCCGAATGAATTTACGCTAGCTTCAGGCACGTCGATAACTATCTCCAGCCTAGTATCGCTTTTTGTTTGAGTATTTACGTACTCGTCTTGAAACCTAGTAGGATTTGGGCTGCCCGCCTCCACCCACTCGTCCGCGGTCATATTGGGCGCATTTTTGCCGCTGTTGGGCTTTGCGCAAATGTAGATTTTGTTAAGAAACAAAACCCTGTCGTCCGCCGCGTATGCTTTGTTTTCTTGCCACGCGGGAGTGTTTTCGGGCGGAGCGTTATTGCTCGCCACCGTATAGCTCGTTTTTTCGACTAATGTCATTGATTTGCCGCCTTTCTTAAAATTTGCTCTAAATTATCTATCGTTACCACTACGGCTTGCCCGTTGGTAGTATCTTTTTGTATCGTCGCGCTATCTTTGGCGTATTTGAGCAGTTCCTTTCCTACGCTAACGAATTCCCGCATTAGCCTAGTCTGTTCGCCGTTGTCGCTCGCCCCTACTATCTGCGCTCTTACCGCGCCGTTTTTAAGCGGGATTACTGCCTCCGCTCCTGCTTCGCCTATGAGCGCTCTCGTCGGACGGGTCACTATGCCGCCCTGCGCGTACGGTTTTAGCCCCTGGCGTTTGCTCCACTCTATCCAGTCGTTTTTATTGCTTGACCCCGTGATCGCGGTTGCGGTTTTTATGATTTGCTCGCGGATTTGCGGTAAGCTCAAATTTTCCATTAGAGCCTTGCGTTTCCACGCGTCTAGCCCGCTTTGCTCTACGCTGCGACCTAGTACGTCTTTGTAGATAGCGTTTATGTCGCGGTCTAGTTGCGAGCTTAGCACCGCGCCGTTTGCGGTTACCGCGCCGTTATTTACGTTTGCTATCGTGCCGTTATAGTTTGGTACCGCCTTACCGTCTTTTAGCGCGGCTAACGCCTCTTTTAGGTATCTTACTATCGGGCTATCGCTGCCCAGTAGTAGCTCCATAGCGTTGATTTGGTCGCTCGCGCCTTTTATTAGGGCTTCTTTTTGCGCTTCAAGCGCGCTTAGTTGTGAATTTGAGCTACTATTTAGCAAGCCCTCCAGGCGTTTGATTTGGCGGTTGATGTCGTCAAGACTAGCCGCGCCCGTTATGCCCTCGATTTCGCTCGCCATTTTTAGGATAGATAGCTTATACTCGGCGTAGCTTCCCGCGGTTTGCTTTAGATATTGCTCTTGTTTTGCTACCGCAGTATTTAAATTTTCGTATGCCTTGCTGTCGTAGTCTTTGGCGTTGTAGGCGATTCTCGCGCGCTCTAGGGCAAAGCGATAGTTTAACCCGCTCGTGTTTTCGTCTATGACGCTGTCTCTTAGCCTCTGCGCGGTTTGGGCTACTTTTTCAAGGACGCTTTTTTGCTTGTTGAGAATATTTAGCTGTTCGCGTTGCAAATTTAGAGTGTTTTGCGCGGCTTCGGCTAGCTTTAGGGCGGCGATTTGTTTTGTGATTGCCTCGATGTCGCTAAAACTTTTGAGCCACACGTCGCGACCGCCGTTTGCCGCCGTGAATGTTCGGTATTCGGCTGCTAGTTTGACGAGCTCCGCCCTCATTTCGACGTTGCCGGTAGCTAAAAACTCTTGCAGTTTCGCCGACCCCATATCGTGGAAGTACTTTGCCCATACTCTAGGATCGTTTGAGTTGCCGATTTTTGCGACGTCTGATTTTTCTTTGTCGTCTAGGTCGCTCTCTAGCGCCCCCGCGATATTTCGTAGGCGCGTATAGAGGTTTTGCAAAGTTAAAAAGTTCGTATCGAAACCTAACGCCTGGTAAAATCCGCCCTGCGCGCCTGCGATGCTTTGAGTGAAATTTAGTATGGCTTTTAAATAATCGTCCTGCGCTTGCTTGGCTTTTTTGTAAGCTTCGGTTAGCGCCTCGTATCTTTGCACCGTCTCTTTTGAAAAGTCGTTCTTAAGAGCTTCGCGGTAGGCTTTTTCTATTTGCCCCGCCATATCTTTGCCGATATACTCTATCTCGCCCGAGAATGCCCCAAGCCCCGCGTTTAGGGTTTTTAGCGCGTCCATAGCCTCGTCTTTGGCGAATTTCATTCTTGCCAGGCTGTTATTTAGACTTTCAAGTTTTAGGGCTTTGATGTTTGAGTTTATTTTCCCTACGTATTCGGCTAGCAAATCGTAAGTCTCTTTTTTGTCTTGCTTAGCCTGCTCCATCCAGTAGCGGTAGGTTTTCTCTAGCTCGCCCTCATTCCCGCCGAAGCTCAAAGCCTTGTCGTAGTTTTTGCCCATTACGCCTGCGATCAATGCCCCGCCAAAGCCCTCATCGATTAGAGTACGCTTATTGTAGGTGCGCGCAGGTAGATTGAAGTTGCCGCCCGTAAAATCTCTAAGCAAAACGCTATTAGTGCGGACGTATTGATTTAGCATCTTTTGAGTTTGCTCGTCTATCGGCGAGGTTTGATTTGAGACGCTTTTGCTAAACCAACTCTTTTTGGTTTTTTCTTTCCAATTATTGACGCCGCCGTCAAGCCCCTTGTCAAGCCCTAACGATAAATCTTGCCCTACCTGATAGCCCCAGTCGGTAATCTTACTTTTCCCTATCATACCGCCTATCGCAAGCACCACCGCAGCTGCTATCCAGCCCCAGACCGGCACCGCTGATAGAGAACCGGCTATTGCGGCATATCCACCTACGGCCGCACCCGCAGCCGCTCCGGTATATGGCGCATAAGTCTGAGCGCCGAAAGCTTTATCAAGCCCAGTGCCTATGCCGTAACCCACAGCGCCGCCAACCATAGCTCCGCCCGCAGCCGTGCCTGCCGTATAATATGGGCTAGTTCCTATCGTGGTGCCTGCCCCCAAGTAGCTACCGCCCATACCCGAAGTAATGCCCGGTGTCATACCCGCAGGCACATTCCCTGCGCCAAAAAGCGTGCCTATGCCATTTCCGAAACCGTGGGTAAAAGCCCCCGCGCCGCCAAAGCCAGCATTCGCTAAATAACCGCCCGCTTTTGCAAAGCCCGAGGCTATACCGCCCGTAAAAGTATCATATGCGGTTTTTAGGTTTGAGATTGAGCCTAATAAATTCGTCGTGCTTTTGTCCAGGGCGTCCGCGCCGCGAAGTATTTGCCCCGTACTGCTAAGCTCTACCGTAGTGCCGCCGATAGCGCCGTCCCAGCCGCCTCTGTCGTTTTTGGCTAGTCCTAGTCCTGCCGCGACGCTTGCTAGGTTTGAGCCGCCGCCAAGCAATGCCCCAAAGCCGCCTGAAATGCCTTGCGACAAGGTGCGCGCGTATGGGCTGATTAGATCGCGCATCAAATTTGTGCCTATGTCTTTGAGCGCGGTTTTTAGGCTTTTCGTCTTGCCGATAAAGAAATTAAAGAAACCGTCATCGACGGTCTTTTGCATAGACGAGACGGTATCCGCCCAAGAATTTTTAATGTCTTTAAAGGCGGTTTTGACGGTTTTTACGTCTTTTTGGATAGATTTTTTAAAGCTACTTTCTTTTTGCTTTAGCCACTTTTCGGCAAATTCTTTACCAAATTCTTTTACTAGCTTTTGATAGTCGGCTTCGTATTCTTTGCGCTTTATTTGCCACGCTTCCTCGTATTTTTCAAGCGCGACGTAGTAGTCTAAATATAATGCATCTTGCTTTTTTATGCGCTCGGCTTCGTCTTTGAGGCCTTTATCGTTTAATTCTTTTCGCTTGGCTTCTAATTGTGCCGCAGCCTCTAACCTAGTTATCCCGCCGCGTTTAACGGCTTCGTTTAACTCTTTTTCATATTTTATTAGTTTGGTGGAATTTGCCTTTTCTATGTCGCCTATTTGCTCGTAGTACCTGATCTTATCGTCTAGTCTCTGCGCATCAAGTCGCTTTAGCTCCTCTGCGCGGCGCTTGGCTTCGTCGCTCGCTTTATTACTCCCCTCTTTGCCGAGATTTGATATTTTCTCCTCTGTTTTGGCTATCTCTTGGAGTATCGCCGCCCTCGTCGCATACTGCTTTTTGATGTTTTCACCATCTAGATAAGAGACTTTATCGACTTCGCTTAGGTCTTTTTTTAGCGCTTCCAGTTTCTCGTATAGCGAAAATTCCGTCTCTACGTTGCCGTATTTCCTTTTTAGTTCGTCGAGAGAATTTATCGCGCCTTTAAAATGATTGTTAGCGCTTGACGAATCGCTTACTATGCCTAACTGGGCATTGACTATTCTTATTTGCTCGTTTACCTTCTCTAGCTTATCTCTAAATTTATCAGCTCCCGCACTTATATTGTTAAAAGCGTTATCTCTTAGAGTTTCGTCACTGATTTCCTCGTCGAGCCTGCTTAGCGCATCCTCTATTCGTTCTATGTTATCAAGTAGGCCTCTTTGCTCTTTTTGTAAAGTTCTTAAGTCCCTTTGCAATTCTTGCGCGGTTAATTGTTTTAGTTGTTCGTTTGTTTTAGATAGCGCCGCCGTTAATTCGTCGGCATTTACTTTGTTTTTGTTTAGGCTGTCTTTTAAGGCCATAAAGCCCTCGACCGCCGCCCAAATCGCCAAAGTCGGCCAAAAGCCAATAAATGCAGCCTTTAATGAGCCTACGGTAACGCCGATTTTCATTAATACGCGATCCATCAATGTGAGCTGTATCACACCCGCCGAAGTAGTAGCCGCTACGGTTTTCGTCATAGCCGCATACGCTGCCATAGAGCCCTTTAGTGCCAAATAAGAGCCGCCTAGTATGCCTAAATGCTTAATTAGTGTGCCGATACCGCTAACTACGCCTACGATAGTATCTTTGTTTTCTTTTAATGCGTTTGCGAAGCCGGTTATCGCCCCGCTTATCGTTTGCGTCGCTCCGGAAACCTCATTTATATTGCCTACGATTAGATTTATTTCGGTTCTTAAGTCAGTAAATGCCTTGCCGACGGTTACGGGCATTTGTGCAAAATCGCTATCTATTCTATTCTTAACCTTTTCAAATGCGCTGCTTAAAGCTTCGGCGGTTAATTTTCCCTCGCTGCCTAATTCGCGCAGCTTGCCTACGTTTACGCCTAGCCCCTCGGCCATATCCCGCAAGAGCGTCGGGCTTGCTTCAGCGATGGAGTTAAACTCGTCGCCCCTTAGCGCGCCGCTACCCATAGCTTGACCGAATTGCTTTATCGCAGCTGCGGCTTCCTCTGCGCTAGCTCCGCCTAATTGTAAGGCCTTGGTAAAGCTCGATACCATATTATTGGTATCCTCGGTGCTTTTGCCGATATTTTTAAGGGCTGGGGCTAATTTTGCGTATAAATCTATAGTTTCTTTGATGTCTGCGTGCGTATCTCTAGCGATAGCGTGTAGGGCTTTTTGTTGTTTTGCATATTCAGCGGCCGAGCTAGTAGCCATTTTGAGGCGCGAATTTACTAAGCTCATATCGTCAGCTACCCTGACAAACTCGCGTAGCATTGCAGAGCTTGCTACGGCGGCAATGGCTACTTTTAGCCCTGTAAATGAGCTAGCTAACCCTTGCGCCGATTTCTCGGCTTTTTTCGCTTCGTTTCCTATGCTATTTAAATCGCTTTTTAGCTTGTCCGCGCCCTCGACTTTGGCACTAACGATCAAGCTTGCGGTTTCGGTCATAATTCGCCCCCTTTTTAATCTAGGGCAAATTGTATATGAAATTTAAGGGGGCGTTGGTTTAGAGTGTTTTTGAGATTAAGCATTATACAAAGGGACGAAAACTCGTCTCTTTGTATTTGGTTACGCTATTTGTAGTATTTTGCTCTCAAGCGCTATATAAAAGTCTGTAGTTCCTTGGCTTGCATTTGCGAAGTCAAGAGTTTTTATAGACCAACTCGCTAAATGCTTATCTAAAGCATATTCTATGGCTTTTTTAAAAGCCAACTTTACTTTTTGTTCCTGTTCTTTATTCATTTTATCTCCTTAATTGGTTTGGTGCTAATTCTTTTTTCTCAAAGTAAGCCATTTTGCTTTAAAAAACATTACCACATTGTTGTTGTTCAATTCTTCCATTAGCTCAACATAATTTACTATATCTTCAAATAATTTTTTTGTTATTTCGTTCCTGGCAAATATTTTTATTTCTTTTATATCTTTATATTTTTCATTCAGAAGGAGTTTTAAGGACTCCATAAAAACGCTTTGCAAGGCATTCGCTATTTCTCCATAATCACCGCCGTTTAAAGTACATCTTGGCGTTATCGTCATATCAAATATTTTTAGCCACCCAACATCCGAATGCGGAAGAGCGCGAATAATATCAAGCAAAGCAACGCATTCTTTACCTTCTTCATCAGATAAAATATAAGCAAAAAACTCTTCTTTCTGAATATCCTTAATAAGTCCTTTTATTTTATCCTCAATATCTTGGGCAAAAACTGCCCCTTCGTCACCCTGGCCCTCACATATCTTGAGCCAATTGTTAAGTAGACTATTGAGATCTTCTTCGGTTGCACTCTTTAGCATATTATACATATCTCCATATTTTGAAAATTTAAAAAGAATTTTATTATATTTCGTCTTGCTTAAGGCTTAAAATTCGTGGTTTACTTTTAAAGAACTTAAATTATTATTAGATGTTTTTTAATATTTAAAGTCTTTAATTTTACAAAAAGCAACCTGAATGTTAAATTAAATTATATTAAAGTATTGCCCTATTTAGTAAGCGGGCAATACCAGAAAGACTACTTCGCAAATTTATCAAGTATCGTTTTAAAGCTTTTCGGGTTAAACTCGCCCATATAAGGCGCGTATGCGTGCTTATCGGTGTTGTTTCGCTCGCTACAATAAACTACGCTTAGCTTTTGCAGCGTGATTATTTCCCACGGACTAAATTTAGCGCCCGTTAGATCGCAGTAGGCTTTTATCTCGCCGTAATCTATCGGCACTGCGCCATAACCGCCGCTTCTAGCGAAATTTAACTCCGACAAGGCGTTTATTAGATGTTCGCCCCAAGTTAGAGGCGGATAAATTTGCTCGCACTTCGCCCCGCGACACTCTTTGGCGTCATCGGGCGTCGTGCTATAAAAGGCAAACTGCCGCACCCATAGCGACAGCTCGTCCTCTACTTTTTTAAGAAGTTCTTAGCGTCCTCCGTAAAGCGCTCCACTTGACCCGCAATGATCGGGTAGGTTTCATATAAGCGCACGGCTTCCTCTGGGCTAAATTTTATCTCTTTTTCGCCCTCGCTGATGCCTTTCCAGCCCACGGTAAGCGCTGCTAGTATCTCGCTTTGAGATTTGGCTAGAGTGCCGTCGGCATTAGTTTTTCTAAGGGTTTCAAGGAATACCTCGCGCCCTTTTTTGCTATGAAAGCTTAGCACCTTGATCTTGATGTCGGTCGGTTTGTTATCAAGATCGAGTATGGTTAGCTCAACTCCGGTTTCGCCCGCTGAAATATCGAAATTCTTTAAGTCCATTTTTTACCTCTTACGCCGAGGCGGGAATTAGTTTATCAAGACGGGTTATTTTGATAACGGCAGGCACGCGTATAACGTCGCCTTTATTAATCGTTATGCCCGTTTTAGTGTTGATAAACTCGCCCGTGATGTAGGTTGGGTGCTTAGTTGCTCCAGTCGCCGGTTCATCGTCCCCCACAATAATAAACTGCTTGCGCTGTTTTTTGTCGAACATCTCGCTAAGCTCGTTTACGCCGTTGTCTTGACCCGCTTTATAAAAAAGTTTTAGCTCCGTTTCGCCGTAGCTTACCGAGCCTTGCGATACCGCGACCGCGTCCTCGTCTATGCATTTGTATTCGGTGGTTTCGCGGGTTTTCGTAAAGTCGCCCAAATCCTCTAAATACGCTACACGTTTTGTTTGCCCACTAGTAGCTAGCGCCGTTTTAATTTTCGTCGCGTCGCCTAAATCGACGCCAGTGTCGCAAATATAAAATTTGGTAAGCTGCGCGTCGGTGACTTCAAGATTTGCTGCCATTTTCACTCCTTGTAAGATTTAAAATAAATAGAAACGGCCACGCCGTAGCGATCGCCGTCAACGCCTAGTATATTTATCTCCGCCGGGCGGTAAATATACGTCTTAATGCCTGCGTGTTCAAATTTCGCCCCTACGTTAAAGGCTCTTTCGTAAAGACTCGCCCGCTCTAAAACGTCTTTGACGCCTTTGCCGGCGGGATAGCGTAAGGTTATCTGAAACACGCCCAATACTTCTGAAATACTATCATCAATTACCGCCGCCTCTGGTTTGGCGGGCAAAAAATGTAGTTGCTGATAGGGCTCGCCGGCTTTTGGGCTAAACGTCGTATTTTCAAACGCCGTATCAATCGCAGGCGTAACCGCTAAAACTGCCTTTTCTAAAGCTTGACGAATTCGTAGCATCTTAACTCCCCCCCCGGGCCCACCCCCCCACCCCCGCCCGGCGGACGGCCTCCCGC